AATTTTTTTTGTTTTATCTTTTAGTTCTTCTATTCTAAGTTTGAAAATCATTTTATTTAACTAAATTAAGTAAAGATTGTTCTGTTAATTTTTTTTGTAGTTCTGGTGTAGCTAAAAAGCCTTTTATTTTTCTCACCAAATCTAATTGTACCTTTAAGTAAATGTCATTTCTATCTTCAACAGAAACAATCAGTTTATCTACCAATTCATTTTCCAATGAAACAAGAAACTTTGCAACATCATCATCAGTAAGTTTTTTTCCTGACAATGCCATTTCCCATTCTCTATAAGTTGTTTTCTCATCATCCTCTAAGTCAGAGAAGTTCCCTACACCAATCTTCTCTAAATATTTTTTCAGTATATTCATATTAAGCTGTTTGTTGTTGCATTACTTGAGCATTATTAAAAGGTCTTCCTCCGTCTTGTCCTGTAGGTGTTTCAATTTCTTCCACACCCTCTTCTCCCATCATAGCAGGAGGAATAGATTGCTGTTCATAAGACTGCATTGCTGTATCAATTTCATCTTGATTCCATCCCATAATTTCAAGTTGCTTTCTTTTGGCAATTTTTAATGCGACAGGATTGTCTTGGAAGTTTGTAATAACATATTGTGATTTCTGCAAAGAGAATTGGTCTCGTGCATCTTGATCGGCTCTAATAGAAACTTTACACACATAGCCCTCTGGAAGAATCCAATCTGAAGGGTAAATATCTTTTTTGTAATATTCGCCATCTGAGTTTTCTTTATATAGAGGGACTGGTGTTGTTTTGTTTTGGCTCATCATTTCATAAAACAAGTGCCCGATTTCTTGCCAACATCGTCTGTAGTGTTTAGATGAAACAGAGTTTCTACCTTGCGACTGTTGCAAATTGATTTCCACTTCTCCAAGAGTTGTTCTTGAACCTGCTGCTATTCCTCTTTCTGTTGGTGTTTGAGCAATAGAAGATAGAATCATATCTTTCAAGAATTGGATTTGAGTTGTAGTGTCCCCAAGTGATGGAATTTCTACTTGCTTTAAAATTTCGTTTGGGTTTCCAGGCAATCCATACATTCCAAAAGGTTTTGGGTCAAAAGCTCTAGGCACAAAAGTCCCGTTCATTGTGTTAAAGAAATACATACCAAAGTTTCTGTATGTTCGACTTTCAAGGTCTTGTGAAAAATAAGTATTTACAACCTTGTTAATTGTTCTTACAGAGTCACCTTTACCGTCACACCAAATATCATTTAAGTCTGGGTCATCTGCCCAAGTGACAATAGGCATAATGCTTACTCCAAGTGCATCTTTGATAGTTTTATTAAATAGAACAACTTTATCAGCTGCAATAACAATCAAGTGCCTTACAAATCTATTCTCTTTCGCGTTCCATACAAGTTTATATGATTCGTTCAATTCGATAAGTACCTCTGAGGCATTGCTATCATCAAAGTTCTCTGCACCAAGGTCACGCAGTCTATCCATTTTATCAATGTACGCTTCTCTTGATTCAGCGGCCTTAATCAGTCCTTCTTTAGTATCAATGTAAATCTTCAAAGACATTTTAGCATCAGCATCGTATTTTGAACTAGCAAGAATCTCACGCAATGGTTTAAAGATGTGAGTTCTAATCACGTACTGTGCCTCGTCTAGGTTCAAAACATTTGCGCGGGGAGAAATTTCAATATCATAAGGGTCAATCACATCAACGAAAAATTCATTTTTTGACATTCCACAAATCTTAAATGATCTTCCTTGTAGGCCGACAATCTTTTTATCAACATTATCTAAAATATCTAACTTTAATTTATCAAAGTAGTAAGACCACAATTCATTCACAATCAGTTCCCCTGTTTTGTCTTTGTCATTTCGTCCACGTGATGTGAAAACAAGCTCAGGCGCATCGTCAATTTTACTAACCCAACCTTGGATAGCTTCACGCATAATAGGAATATTAACAGCCTGTCTTTGTGTCAGACGATTAGTTTTTACAAGGTCTCGGTACAGTGCATAGTTCTCGTTCCATTGAGGAAAGCGTCTTTTTTTGAAAGAGCTAGACTCCTCTTTTTCTTTTACATGCTCTGCAATCAATTTATCGTCCATATATAAAATATTATACCATAAATTATTAATAGCCCAAATCTTCGTAAAAAGGAACAACTCCACCGGCCTCAGTCACATGAGTTCGTGAGTGCTGTGTCACTGCTTTATGTGGAATATCCCACACAGCAAGTGCAAGTGACATCAAGCAATTATGAACTAAGATATTATTAGCAAAATACTCATGCTTTCCTTCTACTTGCAGATTGTAGACTCGCTTTCTTGTTAAAGTAATTACTCCGACAAGCAGTGCCACAAAACTTACCACCATTGTAAGCCCTGTAAGAAAACTTCTTTTCACATTCCACACAAACAGCTTCCTTAATAGACTGTGTCGCTCTCCAATTAGCCAAATCTTTGATAGCCCTTTCTTTTTGATTGAGTCCATTCTGTCTAAGGATTTCTTTATTTCTTTCAACATTGTTTTCTTTCCATTTTTTGAGTGAGGCTGTTGCCCTAACTGCCTGTTTAATTCCATTTGCTCGATATACTGATAAAGCAACGCTTGGATTTTCCAATCTCCACCTAGCCAAATCTCTGACGATTCGTCCTGTTTGCTTTTTACCACTTGCGCGTATGCGTTCCTTAAAATCAGGCTCATTAGAGTGCATCGTTGAGTGTTCGCTTTTAGACATGACTTCCAAATTTCCAATGTCATTGTTAAGTGGGTTATTATCTTTGTGGTGAACGATGTAGCCTTTTGGTATTTCTCCATTACTATCAATCCAAATTTGCCTATGAAGTGGGAAGGGTGCCTCTTTATTTTTGTCATGCCTCCAATAGTAGACACTGTGCTGTCTTCTCTTTGATCCTGGGTATCTGTGATACTTCTTTCCTCTATAAGTGATAGTTTCTCGTTCCATATGTATAGTGTATCACTTTCTCTCGCATTAGCAAGATTAACATTACCATCTCTTGTAATAATCGGATGAGTTGGAGTACCTTCTAACCCAATATTTCTTACAGTATTCTTCCTGCTACTTCTGGTCATCACAACAGGCTTTAGTCCTTCTCTTGTCATCACTAAATCACCTACTTTTATCTCCTCAATAGGCTTTTGTCCTTTATCAGTTAATATCTGAGTTCCTTTTGTAAAACAATCATCGTGCATTGGCTCTGGCACAACTATCTTTGTTCTACCATTTGGCATTTCCTCAAACACCGCGGCCTCAAGTTGGTCAATCAATTCTTCATCATCAGGAATACTTATTTTCCCTTGCTCCAACAATATTTGTAAATTTATCAAAAGCTCATTACGACTGTTCGCTGTGAAACTGTACGGTGCGACATTAATCCCTTTATTCAACAAGTCATCCACAATAGGAATACCTACACCGGTACTGTCCATTATCACACGCCCACGATTGTATCTTAAATATGCAGCCTCAATCTTCACCTTTTGCAGTGTGTAGTCTATCTGGTTAAAACAATCCTGCGGTGCAACTCTGAAAGTAGTTAAGTCAAAAGGAGTAATAACAGTATAGTCATTCACTTTCGCTAAATCCACACCTATTTGATATATGGCCGTAGGACTTTCAAACCATTCATGTGACGGATATGTTTTCGCTCTCACATTCTTAAACACAGAAGTGGCATTGTCGTTAAAGTTACACTCATACTCCTGATTGTATTTATCCACACTCATATTAAACCTCTGCTCATTAATCTGGTCTTCGTTTAGTGCCTTTGTATAGCTCACAGGCAGTATCTCAATGTGCCAGTTAGGATTGTCCTTATTCTTCTGAATCATACTAAATGCGTGGTTCTTCCCTCGCGGTGTTGTAATGAACACTGCCCACCCACCGTTCTCAACCAAAATAGGAGATATAAGATCCCACACATCAGGCTTCATCAGCGCATACTCAGAAAATACAACACCAATCGGATTTGTTCCGACAATACGGTCAATGTTATCAGCACCAACCATCTGCAAGATACTGCCATTAGTCAGTGTTATCTTCATCTCCGTTTCATTAATCCCTGCGACAATCTCCTTAGGAAAGTGGCTTAAAAATCTAAAACCATCCTTATCAGCACCGTTCCAAATAACCTTACGTGCCTGATTGTACGTAGGCAAGAAATAAAAATAAGTACCCACACGTTGCATCATGCGCTGTGGAAGGTTTGCAAACACAGTCTTGTCCTTACCCATACGTCGATGAGCGACAAGTACCAGGCGCTTTTTGTGTTGCCACTGGTACAGAAACTCCTCCTGATACCAAAATGGTGTAAATTTATGTGGCAGTGTGATTGCTTCTGACATTATGGTCTAAGTTTAGCATTAGTGTACGACAAACAATACCTAATAATAAGAGTAGGACTATTCTCTTCTATATATCCTTTCTCAACTAAGTAGTCTCCCAAAGCATCAAATTTCTTATCCTCTACATCTGTCAATCTAAAACTATACTTCCCACCTTTTTCCATAAACTTCCTCATGGCAATCATAACAGTGACACTTGCATTGTTCTTTATCTTCGAATCTAGGAGGTTTACCCTCGCAATACAGTCCCCAAGTACACTTAAATCGTCCTCTGACACCCTTAAATTTAATCTTTTATCCTTTTTCATACCTTCATATTAGCATTTGTACGTACAAAGTCAAGTAATTGTACGTACAGAGTTAGTGATTGTACGTACAAAAAGCAGTAATTGTACGTACAAAAGGCACATATTTGGGCATATTTGTACGTACACGGGTACATATTTGTACGTACAAGCACTTTAGGTCGATTATATGGCTCAACTGCGTAGTTTTTTTTGTACGTACAGAGTTTTTGATTAGATTTCAGACAAGAAAAAGCTACCAAACGCCTCAACAAAGCCATATAAGAAAGAAAAAGGTAATTTAGACCACCTTGTAAAGCACATACCCGACTG